TTATGACCGATTTACAGACTGAAATAGACCAATTAGAAGACCAGCGCCTTGATTATGTCATGGCGCGTTCTAAGGTTAATTCCGACTCTGCTGGTTATCGCGATGCTGGAATTAGCAAATCTTGGTTCTATTCCTGGCCTGTCGAAGAACGCGAGAAGCTAAACAAACTTGCTCAGCGCGTTAAGCGTGAAACGGCTGTCATGGCGATGATGAAATTAGCCAATGCGGTAGACCGTGCCGCAGAGATAAAAATAGCGGGGCTTGAATCGCGAAATGAGAATATCAAGCAAAGCGCATCTACTGAAATTCTTGATAGGGTTGTTGGACGCCCTACACAAAAGACCGAGCTAACAGGCAAAGACGGCGGGCCGCTAACGTGGCAAGAGTTCATCAATCAAGGCGGCGAGGAATGACAACGCCGTCACCCGCTGCCGTTGCGAAAGACCCGGAGAAATTCGCTTCAATGTTCTTGCGCATCCTTGACAAAAAAAAGAAGCTGCGCCGGTTCGAGTGGAACGCAGCACAGCGAGACTTTCACACAAAGCGCACCGGGCGCGACCTTATCCTGAAAGCGCGGCAGCTTGGATTTAGTACCTACATTCAAGGCGAAATGTTCAGGCGGTCTGTCACCGGGACGCGTACCACAATGACAATGGCGCACGATTCCGAGACAACGCAAAAGTTGCGTCGCATGGCTGACCGCTTCTGGGAGAATTGCAAATTCGGCAATTTACAGCCAGCGAGAAAATATGCGAACGCCAGTTTGTCATCCTATCCAGAGTTTGACAGTACGTCGATCATCGCCACTGCCGGGAACGAAGAAGCCGGGCGCGGTGACACATACACAGACTTTCACGGTTCAGAGGTTGCGTTCTGGCCGGATGCAGAACGGATTATGGCCGGCGCTATGCAGGGCGGTAATCCTGATGTGATTCTCGAAAGCACACCAAACGGCGCGGGCGGTTATTTCTACGATCTTTGCATGGAAGCGATAGACGGTGACGGCGTTTGGAAGTTGCATTTCTACCCCTGGTGGTGGGATGGCGCGTATTCGATTGAACTTGACAAGGGTGAGGTTATCGAGTTCACCGCTGAAGAGAAAGACCTGGCAGAAAAGCACAGTCTGACGCAAGAACAAATCAAATGGCGGCGGCTGAAACAAAAAGAGTTAAAAGGGCTGTTCATCCAGGAATACCCGGAAGATCCTATTTCGTGTTTTCTCACGTCTGGAAATTCCTACTTTGGCGATATGGCCGATGTGTTCGCAGCACCGCCCAACGCGCAATATATCAGCGGTCATCGTTACGAGGCCGGTTTGGACTTTGCGCAGGATGCGGACTACACCAGCTTGACGGTGCTTGATATTACAGAAAATCAACAGGTAGACAAGCTGCATATCAATCATCTTGGGTGGGGTGAACAACGCGCGCGGATAGCCGCCATTTACAAAAAGTGGAATCTAAATAAACTGCTTGCTGAGAAGAACAGCATTGGCAGCGTGAATATTGAGGAACTTCAAAAGTTGGGTTTGAACGTTGTCCCATTTGACACGACCAACGCAAGCAAGGCTGAAATCATGAGCAACTTACATGAGGCTTTTCACGGCGGCGGGTTGAAGTTATTGAACGACGAAACCTATAAAGCCGAGTTCAGAACATTCGTTTCTATTCGCCTTCCTTCTGGTTTATGGCGATTAGCTGCCGCTGGGAGTGGACACGATGACACAGTGATTAGCACGGCATTGGCGTGGGAAGCTGCAAATTTCCCTGGCTGGAAAGACGTTGATGGCTTAGGCAGCGTAGAAGGATATGAAAACAGGTGGAGGTAATAGATGGCACGAATTGACATGATGGAAAGCGGCACAAGCGGGCTAAAACAGTTCAGCGGCTTTGTCCAGGAGGCATATAACCGCGCGTTGTACTGGCCTTCTGTGCAGCCGCTTTACTCGCGCCTGCGCCGGTCTGACCCTGAAATAAGCATCGTCCGCAATATCTTCACCAGCATGGCGCGCGGCGTGGATATCGTGTGGGAACTGCCGGACAACGCCAGTGACGACGACAAGAAAGCGCAGGAGTTTGCCGAACAGGTGACGCGAGACATGGAAGGCGGCGCAAGTCAATTTATTGACACCATCGTTTCGCAAGTGCCATTCTTCGGGTGGGGCTGGTGGGAAGTCTTACCAGGTGTAAGGCAACCCGACTGGAAATCACCCGACGGTGACGACTGGCGCAGCGAGTACAACGACGGGCGCATCGGCATTCGGCGTATGGCATGGCGCGACACCTCCAGCTTCTACGGTTGGGACATAGACAACAAAGGCCGGCTGTTTGGGCTGAAACAACACGACTGGCCAAACCCACCCACTACCATCCCGCTGGAAAAGTCGCTGCACCTGACCATCGGCGACGCGCACAACCCGGAAGGCTTATCACCCCTTGAGGCCGTCTGGCGATTAGAGCGCATCAAGTACGGGCTGGAAGTCGTGCAGGGTATCGGCTTTGAACACAGCGCGGGTTATTTGAATATCACCACAGACAAGACCCTGACCCCCGCTGATAAGGCCGATGTCAAGGCCGCAGCCAAGGCGATTATGACCGCGATGGAAGGCAACTATGCCGCCTTTCCCGCCGGGGTAGTTGGCGAAGTCAAAGACACCGCCTTCAGCGCAGCGCCGTCAATCCTGGAGGCAATTCGTTATTTTGGGCTGATGAAGCTGATGGTATTCAACATGCAATGGGTGGCGATGGCAACGATAGCCAGAACCGGCGCATTCTCCGCCGTGCAAGATTCGTCAAGCATGTTCCTGACCACCTACAACGCAATGCTGGACGGGTTCGCACAGCAGATCGACAACCAGATCGGCAAGCGATTATTTACATGGAACGCGGGCGCATTTCCCGGCATGACCAAACGGCCAACGTTCAAGTTTTCGGCGGTCGGTAAAGAAATTGACCTTGACCAGTTGGGCCGTTTCGTTCAGGCGATGGGCTTCGACAACCTGGGTGAAGATGATTGGATAGCCATTCGGAAGCGCAGCGGTTTTCTCCCCGAAACCCTGCCGGAGTTGAACAGTATGCCAGATAAACCACAAGAGCCAGACGCGCCGCAAAGCGACAAACTGACGGATAACAAAGCGAATTCTTCTACGCCGGATAAAGCCGAAATGGAACGGCGCACGGTACAGGTATCCCCCGAAGAACTGCCCGACGACGTGCAGGGTGAGGCGGATGTAACCGAACAGGACGTGAAGCGGGCAATGAACAAGTTTGAACGGTGGGCGGCTGAGAATGACCCCGAATTTGCGAAGCTGCTGAAAGCGAAGGCAAAGAAGCGATGACGTTAGCGGATTTGATGACGGCGCGATTGATAGAGCTGGCAGACGGTGGCGGCGATGGTTTTGAGTGGGACGCCGCATCCGCCCGCTATCGCTCTAAGTCGACCGGACGCTATGTGTCTGAAAAGCGCATCCTTGACATCACCGAACGTTATAGCGCCGAGTATCTAAAGCCGAAACTGCAAGACATGACTCAGCGCATGATTGACGGCAAAATGAGCCTCGGTGACTGGCAGCGCAGCATGGCGAAGGAAATAAAGGACGCGCACATTATCAGCGCGACCGCCGGGCGTGGTGGCCGTGACCAGATGACGCAAAGCGATTGGGGCCGGGTGGGCGCGCGCTTGCGCTTTGAGTATAAGCACCTCAACGACTTTGCGCAGGAAGTCAAGGATAAGGGCATCACAGGCAACACGCTAAACCGTGCCGGTATGTACGGCGAAGCACCGCGCACCGCGTTTTATGACGGACTGACCGCAGCGAAGAAAGTCGCCGCGTTTACGGAAGAAAGACGTATCACCAACTCAAAAGAAACCTGCCCGGACTGTATTGGCTATGAAGCGCAAGGCTGGCAGCCTATCGGGGTACTGCCCGAACCTGGGCAGCGGTCGGTATGCGGGCACAACTGCAAATGCGAAAAGGAGTACAGGTAAATGAAAGATTTTCTTTTTATTGATTTAGCACAGGGCGATATTGACAGACCGTTTGACGGCATGGCGCACGGCCAGTTTCGGGATATGTACGGGCGGCAAATTGCAATCGGCAAAGCGGATTTGCGCGAGTACGTCACCAATACGCTGGAGAACCTGAGCGCAACGAAAACAGAAGCCGGTGAGTTGGTTGGCCTGCCGATTGACGCGCGCGGGCATGACAAAGGCGATAGCGCCGGCTGGATCAAGATGGTGAGTTTATCCGACAGCGGCGATGTGGTTCGCTTCACGCCGCAGTGGACGGACATTGGGCGTGATCTTATCGGCAGCAATGTTCGCCGGTTTTTCAGCCCGACACTTGACCTCGAAAACAAGGTCATCCTGGGCGGCAGCCTGACGAACTGGCCAGCAACCCGAAACGAGAAGGGCAAGATACTGCTGCGCCCTATCGAAATGAGCGAGGACATTCAGACGGTTGACGAAACAGAAACGCCGTTTGTGTTTATTTTGGACGCCGTAAAGAGCGTCGTTAGTGATGTAGTTTCCGGGCTATTGAACAAGCAGCCCGATAACGCCAATCTTGAAAGGGAGAAACCAATGGGCGAAGAAAACAAGAACGTTGAACTGAGTGGCCCGGAAATTGAATTAGAGATTTCAAAGCGGGCAGAAGCACGCGCGGTAGAACTCGCGCAGGGCATGGCGGTTGATATGGCCGCCAAAATCGTAGCGGATGAAAAACACAAAGCGCACGTCGCTGAGTTATCCGCTGAATTAGTAGGTAAGGGCTTTCCCGTTACCGCCGAAGAACTGCAAGGCTTTTTATCTGACCTGTCAGAAGAAGCCGCGCAGAAAGCGGAAAGCATCCTGAAAGCAGTCACCGAGAAAGGGCTGATTGATTTTAGCGAAGCCGGGCACGGGCGCGAGGAACACGGCAACCAGCCTGTACCGGATTGGGCGAAGCCAATCCTGACCGCGTGGCTTTCCAGCGGTAACAGCATGGAAGAGTTTTTCACGGCGAACGCGAGCGAGCTTGGCGTTATGTCCGACTATAACCTGCAAGAATTTGTAAAGGAGAAATAAGATGGCTGATTTATCTGCAAACGCCCCCCTGCGCATTTGGGGACAGCCCACCACGCGCCGGTTTATTTTGGACACCTCCGCCGCTCGGACTGTGTATAAAGGTCAACCGATGATCGTTGACCAGTCGGTCGATGCGACCGGCAATATCGTTCAATTCGTTGACGCCGTTGTTGTTGACCCATCCGATGTCTTTATTGGCATCGCCGCCGAAGGGAAGACAGTTGCATCGGGTGACGCTGAGACGCTTGAAAAAAGCGGCATCGAAGTTTACATTGAGCCGACCATTGTCGGGTTCAAATCCACCGTATTCACTGACGGCGCAAGCGTTGGGCTGGGTGTGTATATGACCGACAGCGCCACACTCGCCGGAATCGCAAGCGTAGCAGATAACCCGGTCATCGGCAAACTGATGTGGGTCGAAGGTGGGTATGCCTACGTCAAATTACAAACCGCCATTTGCACGGGCGCATAAAGGAGAATGAGAAATGATTATTAGTGGTAATGTACCCGAACATTTAGTGGTAGGCGCGCGGACTGGTTTTCTCTCCGCAGTGCGCAACGAAAACAACGCCTGGCAGCGTGTGGCCGGACAAATTGCGATCAATGCCAAATCAACCGAACTGGTTGACATTGGCGGCGCTCCAATGCCCCTGTCCGACCGTGACGGCCTGAAACTGCAAAGCTACATCGAGAAATCAATCCTCGTGAAGCCGCTGGATTGGCAGATTGCGGTCGGCATTTCGCACAACGCCATTCAGGACGACCAGACCGGACAGCTTGAGGGCAAAGTCCGCAGCGCTGGCGAGAATTTCAACCGCCATATGAACAAAATGGTATTCCAGGCACTGAACGGCGGCGATGGCTCTACTTACGGCTTAT